TATAAATAATGACTTACCTGGTTGATAAGACATAACTCTTTTTGATTGTCTTATGACTTTATCGCCACTAGCTGTAGTTACATTTAAATTAACTGTAGATTTATTTGCGGTATATGAAACTGTTCCGGATCCTGTTAAAGATTCATCAAAGAGATTATTCTTTGACATTACATTTGCACTATCAAAAATAGTAAATGGATTAGAAACTCTTAATCTTCCAAATGCATCATAAGCATTTGATCCATTTCCACCACCAATAACTGTAGGTTCTACATTTACATTATTACAAGACACTAACAACCTCCATATCTACCATTAAACCAAGAAAATCTTTGTTGTTCTTCTCTAAGGTCTTGTTGAAATGTAGAATTTAATTTTTCAATTAAACCATCAAGGTCTCTGATTAATGCATCTGCATTTTTTTGATCGTATTCTTTACTTGGTCTTGTAAATACTAAAGTTACTTTTGCCATTATCTACGTCCATCTGGTTGTGTGTCTAATTTAAAAGTTCCAAGTTTCCAACTTTGAGAAACACCTGTGTTGGCAATCTTCAAAGACAAAGCTCTTGCTCTTGCACGAGTATCTACCTTATCTGTAGATGATGTAATTGTAAAGGGTCCAAGAGGTGAACTTGCATAAGAACTGTTTGAATAGTTTCTTAAATTTAATGTGACTTGTGTATTTCCTGTTTGAGATAAAAAGTCAGGAATAAATCGTCTAATTTTCATAATATATTCACCATCACCTTGAAAAGTTGCAATACCCGATGATTGACCTAAAGCACTTCTTTGTTGACTAATATCAAAATCTCCAGATTCAATGTTAGATGTAATTGGATTTGTTCCTGTAGCTAAAACTTCATCAGTTCCTGTTTCATGTTCAAAGTATATGGTGCTGCCATCAGTATTACCCACAACATCAAATGATAAATCATCAGATATATTATATTGTGTAGCATGAGGTAAACCAAATACGGAAGAGTCTACCCAAGTAGTTCTAGCTAAACTTCCAGTAGTCCAAATTGGTCTTTGTGGACTTGATTCAATATAGTTATAAGTAACACAACTATCTATTACTTCAGAACCTGAAGAACAATAGAACCAAGTTATTTCTCCAAATAAATTATTAAGTCCAACGTTAATTAATTGTGATGCCGTAGTATTTAAATTATTGTAAACAAAATCTTCTACCAAACAAGTCATCGATTCTAGATTACCTGCATATTTAAAGAAACCATTTTCTGACATCCAATATGCAGTACCATCAACTTCTAATGCTGCACTTTCACCAATCAATCCACAGTTAGTTCCAACTTGTGTAAAACCAAATGTAAAAGGTGCACCTACAAAACGCATTGTAAATAATGATGTATCAGACCAAACATAGATTGCATCTCTACCTCTAACTGCTCCTACAATTCTAGAACCATCCGATAATCTTTGTGTACCTGCAGTATTAACTGATGTAGGTTGATAAGTATTAATATTTTCTTGATCCGAAAATCTTATAAACATTAAATCTTGTGTAGTTGGATCACCAATAGTTGTTTCTGTTCCAAAGAATACTAAGTGTCTATCGGGAGTAGAAACTAACATATCTCGTGATGCAGTAGGTGCTCCTGAAATAATTGTTGCTCTTGTAGCAGTTGCTGCAGAAGGTTCAGAATCCCACTCAAAACAAGCACCATCATGAATTAATGCAATCACTTTTGAACCAAAGTTATCAATGGACCATTCACCTGGATCAACTACAAAATCTCCAGATGCAGCTTCACCCCATGCAACATAGTCTGATGAGTTTGTAACAGTTGCACCGCTTAAATGTGCAGATCTTGTAGAGTTTCTAACAGCTCTTATAATTCCTGTTAAATTATTTCCTGTAATACCTGTGTATGAAATTTCTTCGCTACCAACTTGAATATAATTTGTCCCCGAGCTAGGAAATCCTGTAGTGTCAGTTAAAGTAATAGAAGTTCCAGAACCGCCAGTGCCAAATGCATCATCTAATAATGCTCCATTTAAAGTTGTAGTTCTAGGGTTAGCGGCTGTTCCTCCATATTGTCCAAGTCCCCAACCATAACCAGGTAATTGTTGAGCAGGACCTACTGTGTAATAAGCTTGTGATCTAATTCCTCCAGATAAAGTTGCTCCAGCACCAGTTTCAGCAGTTGGCATTGTAATAGTAATGGTTAATGCTGTAGGAGCAGAAGCAACCATAAATTTTTTATCATCAAAATCAGTTGCGGTATAATTTGATCCAGTTATTGTAGTGAAGTTATCTAAAAGAACAATATCTCCTTGATTCATTCCATGGGGTGTTGCATATGTAATTGTAACAGTTGTAGAACCATTTGTAGTTGAGAAAGCATTGGTTAAAGTTAAAGTCTGTCTAATTGGGTGAATGTCATAAAAAATACCTCCTGTATAAACATATAAAATTCTGTTAGTCCCTATTATAGAAAATTTAATCCCTGATTTATTAACGACATGATGCATGGCTCTTGCTGCACCTGTTAGTTTATTCTCACCTAACTGTGCCCAGCCACCTATCTTTTCAGGTGTACCATATCTAAAACGTACATTATCACCTCCTACCCACTGCCCCTCAGCAGTAGTTTCAGTGATCTGTTTATTAAATCCTGGTTGAAAACCTATTTTTTGTAGCATAACCCCTACTTATATATAGTTTTTAGTTTTTTGGTAGTATTATATTCTAATTCAAAAGGCATATCAAGGGAGCTGTGCGGTATGTGGTGGTAACACAGCTCCCGTTTTAAAAAGATATCACTTTTTAAACCATTGTGGAAGACCTAAATGTGGACGCTTGTCAAACATATTATTCTCCGCCCCCAGGGTTTTACGATTGTTATAATGCAAGAAAACTTGCACACACTCTTTACCTGTAAATTTATTTCTCCAATGTTCTAATTCACAACCTCTATAAATTAACATATCTCCTGGTTTTAAATCTACTTTGACACCTTTTTTACCTTCTTTTCCAGATGGTTCTAAATAGATTGGCCAATCATCACCACCTAAATTCATAGTAGTAGATATCTCACAACTAAATCTATCTTTGTGTCTTTTTAAAATATCACCTTTTTTATAAACTCTACCATAAGAATAAGCTGGATATAATTTTAGTTTTGTATTTTTTTCCATTATAGATTGACATTTTAACATTAATGTTTCCATGGCTATATCAGAATAAAATGAATAGCTATTAGGAATTTGGTCATCTTCTTCTTCATAAAAACCAAGTATTTTTTCAAAAGGTGAAATATATCTTGCATTTATACAAGTATCATAAACTTGTTTCTTCATAAGAATATAATTCATACAAAATGTTGCTAAATCTTTTGATATAGCTTCTTTTATTATTGCATATTTATTTTTTTTAAAATCCATAATTAAAACTAATACTAATCCTTTCTTTTTTATTTAAATTAGGTTCAACGTAATGAAGTAAATAGGATGGAAATAAAACACACAAATTTTCTTTAGGCACGATAGTCCATTTTGTAGAATTATATTGATTGTAGTTTTTTACAGATGTGTATGTTGTATCAATGTCCGATCTAAACTGTTGAAAAACAATATTACCTGAATTTTTTGGAGTGCTTACATAATATACTCCTGATACTACAGCTCCAGGGTGATTGTGTGGTTTGTTAAAACAACCAAAATAATTTATATTGCACCAATAATTATCTAAAGATAATTTTTTTTCTAAACCTAATTGTTTTTCTATTTCTTCTACAGAACAATTTATCTTATTAAATAAATTTATAAAATTTTTATTTGCTTCTTCAAAACTTTGACTTTGCCATCCACCATAGTTACTTAAAATTCTTCCTTTATCTTTAGTTTTTATTTTTAATATTTCTTTTTTTATTTTTTTATTATCTAAAGAAAATAAATTTTCATCTAAATAAGAACTAAAAATATTATACATCTTTTACCATTTCTTTTGGTACAGCTTGTAGGTTCCAGTGTATGAATCTAAATGGTTCTAAACCATAATCTACTGCAAACTCATGTTCTAGATAACCAGGAAATATAATTAATGTACCTGGTTTAGGTCTAAAATGAATTAGTTCTGTGCCACCCCAAACACCTTTATTATCTTTCATTTTTAATTTAGTTGCGCGTGCTCCAGTTCTTGGTTCGTGAAAGATTGGATATGATGTTTTATCACTACACTTTAAAAAATAAAACCCTGATACATGTTGATTCCAATGTATATGTGCAGAGTGATGACCACCACCTTTTTTAGAAAACTCTTGTACCCACAACTCACTAAACATAGTTGTGTATTGTGACATATCATAACCTTGGTGATCTAAATATTCCCAAGATTTTTCACCAATGTAATTTCTAAAATCTAAAAAGTCGTTATCATGTGTCAATGGTGTTGAATGGTAAGATGCAAAAAAATCACCATGCTTTTTTATATGATCTTTATTTCTTTTTCTTGCTTCTTTAATATATTTATTGGAAGCACTGTTTAAAGATTTTACAAACTCTGTTTTCTGTTCTGTCCAGATAGCTGTGTTAAAATAATTATTTTTATTCATTATCTAAAAGGTTTTCCTAAATTCCAAACAACAAGACTATATCTTGTGCCATTAGTTACTGGTTTAACTCTATGCCAAACAAACGAAGGAAACACAATGATAGATCCTTTTGGTAATATTTCTTTACATTGTATTCTATGTTTTGATTCATCTCGCATATGTGGATCGTAGTTTCTAAAATCAAACTCTAGTTCTCCACCACTATATTCTGAACCATCTGTTAATTGACAGGTCATGGATAATTTTCTTATTAAACCGTGTTCAGGGTGATTTGGTTTATTGTAAGGTTTATCCCAACTATCACAATGCCAATCGTAGTATTGATTTAATTTGTATTTTGTAAATTGACAAGATTCACTTCTTTCCCAATCATAATTCCAACCAGCATTTTTATTAGCTTCACGCACATACGGATGTAATTCTTTATATATCCAATTATCATTTAACCATACTAAATCAGATTTTCTTTTCTTCTGTAAATTTTTAATTTCTTCTCTATTTAATTTTTTATCTCCATAACCACCTGTCAAACCCATTGTTTCTTTTTGTGACTTAGCATATTTAATTACTTCATCACAAAATCTAGGAGTGAGAGCAGAAGGAAAATACCAATAAAAATTAGATATATTCATATGTTATTGTTTGAACAAAGTTCAAACTATCTTTCTGATTATTTTTAATAATATACATATTTGTAGATGGGAACATAATAAATTGATTATTTATTAATGGCATATCCCAAAACCTACCTTTACGTCTATTATCTTCATAATATATTCGAACAGTGCAGTCCTCTACTTTAACACCATAAAGTAAAGTAAAGTCAGGTGAGTTTCTAAGATCAATTGGATTAATATTTTTTAAAGGGATTGTTGTTTCAGTGGGTTTGTAAATGTTTCCCCATGTATTTTTATTTATCAAACTAATTTTATATTTAAGATTAATATGTTCTCTTATGTATGTGTTTAATTTATCCCAAGTTTTAGAAAATAAAAATTCAGAATTTCTAATGTTAGATTGAAGAATATAGCCACTTAAATCGTTGCTATCAATCTCCCAATGCTTTGGCATTTTTACATCGCCAAAATACAACGCTTGTTCACTTAATACTTTCTTTTGCATACCACCACAAAATATAAATTATGCCATAGAATCTGTCAAGTCCCAAGATTGAGTGTCTTCATTCCAATGATAACCCCACATATGACTAGAAGGTGTGGCTGCGTCTGGTTTTGTGTTTTGAGCATTTTGTTCTGCTGTTAACGCAGGTTTAGCAACAGGTGCTTCCCAACTTGCTGTCGTTGTATTTTTTACCCAGGATGGATATGGTTTTGGTGGCCAAAAAATATTATTGCTTGAATCCCAAGTAAAACCAATACTTGCATAATTTCCTCTAAAAGCAGTTCCACCTAATGTATGTGTATTGTTAATTGTATTATATGAAGTTTGAATCCATTTATCTGCAGGCCAATTATTATGTGTTTCTAACCACTGTTGACCTACTGATTCTGTTTCAACTCCTTCAGAGTTTACACAGTTTTCATTGTCAAGTGTTAAAACTGCTAAAACTTCATTGTCGTCATTTATTTTTGCAAAGCTTGCCATAATATTTATTCCTTATTGATATTTATATCTAATAATTACAATTCCAGATCCTCCTGCTCCTCCTGCTGTTCCATTCCATGAAGTTTGAGGAAGTGGACCTGTTTGGCCACCACCTCCACCCCATCCAGAATTAGCTGGACCAGGTGTTTCTGCTAATGGAGCAATAGGATATGGACTATCATAACTCCAAGCGCCTCCTTGTCCTCCTTGTGATCTTACTACTGGACTACCATTAATGTTCGACGTGGCTCCTGTAGCCGATTGTCCACAACTATTAGGTGCTGCTTGCGTAGCTCCTCCACCACCTGATCCAGCAGCAAAATCTCCAGAAGCTCTTGGAGGTCCTCCAGGATTTCCTTGAGGTGGACTTGTAGGTGGTTGATTTCCAACGCCTTGACTTCTTGGAGTTGGTCCAGTTGCTCCCATTCCTCCTCCAGATCCTCCAGGTTGTCCATTTGCTCCCGCTCCACCTGTCCCATCTCCTGATATTCCCCCTCCACCACCAGTTGATGTAATAGTTGAAAAAGTTGAATCATTACCTTTTCCGCCTGGCCCACCACTTCCTGCTCCTCCACCATTTCCAACAGTGATTGGATAACCTTGTACTGATACTGGTAAAGCAGCAACACATGCACCTAAAGGAGATACTGTATAGCAACCCGAAGCAGCACCAGAAGATTCTCGATACCCTCCTGCGCCTCCGCCGCCGGACCCTCTTGAACTTTGAGTTACTCCAAGATTAGAACCTCCACCGCCTCCACCACCAGCTACTACTAAGTAATCCACTGTTTCTGATCCAGCTGCATTACCTACAGCGTTTACTGTAAAAGTTCCAGGGCCTGTAAAAGTATGAATTTTAAAATTACCTGAAGTTGTTTCTGTTCCACCAGATGCACATATAAATGCAGCGGCTACTCCACCTGATCCAAATCCTAAGACTTGGTAACCAAACATTTTACCTTTTCTTCTTTGTATGGTTTTTGTGCTCTTACCTGATGTAAGTTTATTTTTTATATCTCTCATATCTAAATTCCTTATGCGTCGTTAGCCGCATCAGTAGTAAAGAATATTTTAATTCCAAGCACTCTTGCGTCGGCTGAAAAAGTATCTCCACCAGCATCTGCGTCTCTAAATAATTGAAAATATGTTAACTCACCTGCTGCAGGAGATCCCGCAACTGTAAGAGCTCCACTTTCAGATGAAATTTGTTGATCTTCAACTGTTCCTATTCCAGCATCTGTAACATTAATGGCAGTTCCATATGCAACATCAATCGTATCTCCATCTGCACACGCAACGGCTTGTAATCCAAAAATACAATCACCTGTATCTGTAGAACCAGGTGTCCAATATACTTGATAAGTTAAAGTTCCTTCATTCCATGATTTTGGCATAGCTATTGAAAATTGTGCAAATTCATCTGTAGATGCATCAAAATCTAATACTTTCATGTCGGGTCTTGTTGCTGTTGTTTCAACTTGTTGTGCATCTGCTGGGTTTGTTGTTGCCCCATACATAGCAGAGGCAGGAACCCAGATAGTTTCTTTACCTGCAATTTTAACTGCAGATGATCCTGATTTTAGAACTCCAGTTCCTTTTGGATTAATATTAATATCTACGTTTGAGTCATCTCCTGTTGCAGAAAGAGTGGGACCACTTCCTGTAGCTGCGTTAGCTACTGTAAACTCATTAACTGCAGATCCAGTTTCTAAAAATTTTAATAATTCTAAAGTACCATCACCAAGAGCATTTCCATTGACATCTAATTGTCCACCTAATTGTGGAGTCGTATCATCTACAACTGCACCTATAAAAGGTATTTCTTTAATGTCAGGATTTGTGCCATCGTTAGCTGCAGCAAAAACAATTTTATCACCTTTGTTTGTAGTTGCAAAAGTTACAGTTGAACCTGAACCAGAAGCATATTTAAACTCAACAGTAAAAGCTCCTGAAGTTGAATTTCTTAAAAAATAAAAAGTTTGAACATCAATTGGAATAGTTACTATTTGATTTCCAGTGATTGTACCTGTAAACTCAATCATTCTGTGTGCAGCAGTTGCACCTAAAGCTCCATCAGAAATACTTAAAGGAGTTGTTTGCGCTCCACCAGCAATTGACTGCTGACTAAAGCCACCTAAAATTTGTTCAATAAGTTCTAAATTTGTATTAGTTTTTGTTCCCCAAGTTCCAGCGTTTTCACCAGTTGCTTGAAGCTCGATACCTAAATTAGTATAAGTTGATGCCATAATTTTTTCTCCTATGCAGCGTCAGTATATATTGTATTTGATCCTGTTGCAACATCTGTATACGATGAATTTGAGCCAGTGTCAACAGGTTCAAACGCTTGTATTCCAAACCCATTTGATGTTCCAAAAATAGCCACTGAAGCAGTGCTTTGTTGTCCTGTAAGGTCAGTAATAGTATTAATTACATTTGTTATAGAGCCTACATTAATTGTAGCAGATACTCCAGATATACCCATTACGTCTGCAGGGTTCAATGCTCCTGTAGAACTAGTTGATTGTACACCTATTAAATCAACAACTGGATTTGTAGAAATTATTATTTCACCTTCAGATACTGTTGCACTTACACCTGATATACCCATTACATCCGCAGGGTTTAATGTACCTGTAGATGTAGTTGCAGATTGTCCAGTTATACCTACTACGTCAGCGGGAGATAAAGAGCCAACAGATGTAGTTGCTTCTTGTCCTGTAAGTGTTCCTGTAAAATCAACAACAATATCCGGAGAACCTGTTGTAGAATTTGAAAAAACTCCTGTGAGTCCCATTACATCTGCAGGATTTAATGTTCCTGTAGAAGAAGTTGAAGATACTCCTGTTAAAACTATTGCAAAGTCATTAGCTTGTCCCCAAGCTTCTTCACCCCAACCATCATGACCCCAACCAACTTCGTTATAAGCCTCTAATGATCCAACGTTTGATGTAGTTGATAAACCTGTTAAAGTTAAAGTTAAAGAACTATCACCCCAATCTTCAAATCCCCAAGTATCTCTTCCCCAACCTTGTTCAGGAAAAGCTACTACAGTTCCAACATTTGATGTAAGTGAAACACCTGTTAAAGAAACAGTTTCATCTCCAAGATTATCCCAAGCACCATCATTCCAAGATTTAGCACCCCAACCTGTTCTAATAGAATCAGTGGTTCCCCAACGACCTGTGTCCCAGGTTGTGCCGGTTTCATTCCAGGTGTTTGCCATAAGGAAGGCCTCCCTATGCTATACGAACTATTGCGTTGCTTGCGTCTGCGTTTGGAAACTGAATTGTAAAAGTTCCAGTCGTTACAGTTTTGTCTGAACCAAAAGCAATTGCACAAACTGCTTTATTAGATTTTGATGAGTTATAAATTAAACATCCATTTGCAGTAAATGAAGCAGATGTCCAAGAAATATCGTTGAAGTCACAAACTGCAGTTGAAGAATCTAAAACAGGAGTTGTACTTGTTAAGTTTTGACCACCTGCAACGTAAGCAGAACCCGCATCATTTGTAATTTCATTTGTAGCATTATATACAGTTGTTGAAGCTCCTAAAGTTGCTGAACTTGTATAAAGAGCAAGTTTAAATGTATCACCTGTTGATGAAGTGAAATCGTGTGTTGCAACTAAAATTTCTTGTTTGAAACTGTTGCAAATTGCCGAACTAATTGCCATAATAATTTATCTCCTATTTTACGGTGACGGTGAAGGTATTGGAATACGTACAGTACCATCTGTGTAATCGTCCCTCTTACGTCTACCAAGTTGCTCTGCAGCAAACTTCTCAACTTCCTGTTTATACTTATTTTCATATAGTGTCAACATATCAATTGGACCTTTTAAATATCCATATGCTTCCACTAAACATGCATATAGTAAGCCATTTGGAAAATATTGGCTTATATAAGTCGTTGCATTTGAGCCAGATAATCCATCAGGAATAGCCTCATAATGTATCTTAAATTTATATGTAGTATCCGGTGCTGGAGCCAAGAATAATCTTCCTGAAGTGGTGTCTGTTACCCCAGTTGCTCCACCAAACATAGCGTAATATTTTGGCATACCAGTTGATGTCTCTGCTGGTGAATATTCTTGTAAATAAGATTCATCTTTTTTTTCTAACCAAGTATTGTTTCCTGTAGCAACAGAAGTAGAATCATAAACTTGTACGCCTTTTACAAATAAAGTTTTAGCAGGTACATTTATTGTTGTTTGACCAGTAACTAAATTACCAACGGATTGTTTTTTATAAGCATCAATTGGTACATCTCTTAAAATTCTAAACTCTGCATTTTCAATAATTTCATCTGTAACAGTAGAAGTTAAAACATTACTATCTACTTCAGTATAATTTTGAATTGCAGTTGTTAATGTTGTATATGTAAATCCTGCCATTATGGTGTTAATGTTACTGGACCAGCGGTCGCAAACATTCCTCCTGAATTTTCCGTTACAGTTGCGTTGCTTCCACAATTAAAACTATAACTATTTGTATTAATAACTGTTATAACAAATCCTGAAGCATTTTCAAACACTGTATATGCTAATCCTCCTGGACTTCCATCAACATTTCTAAAACAAACTGTACTACCATTACTTCTACCATGACTAGGTTCTGTAACAATTACTGTTGCAGATCCTGAAGTTAAACTAAATGGATCACTAGGTAATAAATTTTCTGTAGCAGGTTCAGTTCTTGCAGGTCTAGCATTCATTAGTCCTTGTGGATCTCCTGTAAATCTAGTCGGTTCTAACTGCGGCTGTTTAGGTTCAAATTCAGATACATGTACAAAAGAACCATTCCATTCTTTAACCATCTCTTGATAAGGAAATGCCATACCTGATCTGTCTGATATTGCTTGTGCGTATTTTCCTCTAGATAGTTTTGCCATATTAAATATTTGGGTAATAAGTTTTTGGTGTTATAAAAGAACTTGAAGAAGAACCATCTTCTTGTAAAGCTCTTTGTAATTCATCTTCATATAATAATTTCATCTGTTGAGTTATTTGTGGATTAAATTTTTGTGATAAATAAAATGCTAATCCAGAAGCCATACAAGGTACAAATCTGTAAGGTACATCAGTTGCATTAGTATAGTCTCCAACATCTTGAATTCTTTTTACGTAATAATAATTAAGATAGTTTCCGGCTTCAGATGTGCCTGGTGTTAAATATAAAGTAATAGTTACTTTATCTATAAATCTTTGTACAAAATATTGAGTTGGTTGACCTGTATCAGACTTATTAGAAAGTGCTTGATAAGTGGATCTATTAATTTTTGTAAGTGGAGTGTCTACGCTAGATGAATTTCTATAAGATGCTTCTAATACATCATCTACACCATATACTGCTGTTGCATCTGAAGTACCATCAGAAGTTGATCTGTACATTGTATATACAGCTTGACCATTAACTAATGTAATTGAATTATTTGCAACTTCCCAATAATGAAGTCCTCTGTTTCCCCATTCTTGAAACATGATATTTAAAGAACGTCTGGCTAATCTTAATTGATTACCAGAAACTCCTTGCATACCAATTCGTTCGTAAGCTTCTTCTATAATTTCATCTATAGAAAAAGTTTTATCGAATGTAGTTGTACCCGAAGTAGTATTAGCCATTTAGCCTCCTACTTGTCTATTAATACAGTTAAGTTCGCTAGTGTTAAAGTTGAACTTTTCATTCCACCTGGAAACAAGATTCCATCTTCAGGCATGTTAAATGAAAAAACATCTCCTGCTGGAACACCTGCAGAAAATAAAGTTGTACTATCAGTGTTATCTTGTAATACAACTGAACCTGCTGTTGTAGCATCAGTTGATTCAATAATAATACCTCTTAATCTTGTTCTTCCAGCAAAAATAACTCCAGTACTTCCAACAGTTTGTCTTATTGCTTTTACATCTGATTTCATATTTTAATCTCCGTTAAATTTATGTGGGCCCGAAGGCCCACAACAAATTATTTATTAGTTACTCTCTGCGCCAGAGTCAGCTACTGTGTAAGTAAATACACCTGTAACAGTTCCAGTACCTGGAGTTGCTCCTGCTGAAGCAGTAACTTCAGTGATTGCAGTAATACCTGCTGGTACTACTAAAGCACCATCTGCTCCCTTAAGAGTTCCTTTAGTTACTGATGCGATTTCATTAAAGAAACCATCTGGGTCAGCTGATGATCCAATATCACAAGTAGAACCTGCACCTGTTGATGCTGCTACTACTGAAAATGCAATTGGAACTGCTCCGATAGGTAATTTAAAAGTATTACCTGCTGTTGCTGATGTACCAATTCTAACTGCTACGTTTGAACCTGCAGCGTTAAAAGAGATTACTTCAGACATTGTTACAACACTTGGTGTTGAGTTACCTTTTCCAGCACCGCCATTTGATCTAACGACACCTTGAAATGTAGTTGTTGCCATAGTTTTATCCTCCTAATTACATTGATATAGTTTTTAGGCTATCGACTATACTCGTCTATATCAATTTATTTTGTATAGTAGTTATTTTATATAATGAAATTAAAAAAAGTGCAAGAAATCCCTATGGAAAACTCTACTTACAGCGATTTGTCAAGTTTTTATTAACCAGCGAAAAGATGTACTTCGTAATCTTTTTCATTGACTTGAACTTTCGCTTCCTGTTCTCTAATGATAGATCTAATTACTCTTTTGATCTCATCACCTAGAACAGACATTTCTGGCGTTATTTGTCCCTTATTTTCAAGAAACAGCTCGTTCCATCTAGATTCGAGTTTCAGTTTCTTCGCGAACAATACCATGTTGTCCTGAGCCATTTGTAACCTCCTCATAGGTTATATAAAAATCACTTCCAGCACCGTGATACTGTAAGTCATTTTGTTCCCATTTTATATCAGATTTTCCTAAGAAGTCAATGATGGGTTTATTTAGCTCATCCGCATTATTTATCTCTTTATAGCTTTCAATTTCAAACTCAGTTTGAAGTTTTTTTGTAAATATTTTAATTAAGTATTTATACATGGTTTTCTCTTTCTATATTCATAATGAGGCGGGATTGTGTCCCGCCTCAAAATTTCTAATTATTATGCACCTGGTGATGCAAAAATACCTCTATAGTCAGATACACCAAATGAGTATCTTTCTCTAGCTTTGTATCTTACATTACCTGTATCAAAGTCACCTTCCATTGCAGTCTTGATAGACGCTCTGTCAAAGTACTTCATACCATTCGGCACGTCAGTGATAATGTAGAACGCATCTGGATCAGTTAAGAAATTGTTCACTCTGTAACCTTGAGGAACCATTCCCATAGAAACGATTGCGTTGATGTCATTATCAGCTGTTCCCACTCTACCTTGAGATTTCATCAATCTCTCAGCTGTGAACTGAAGTTCAGGTGGAACAATCATCTTAACACCTCTTGCAGCAATTTTTAGACCTCTTTCGTCTGTCATTGCAGCAATATCGATTAAAGATTGCTCTAGTGAAGTTTCGTTCAAGTCAGCTGCTGTAGTTAAAGTGTTCGCTACAGTTCCAGCAATAGTTGGGTGTGATACACTAAATAATGCAACACCGTCACCTGATGTGAAAGTACCGAATCCATTAATTAATGGATTTACAGCTTTTACTTGTTTTGTGTTCGCCATAGATCTAGCTAATGCTTTAGTATATCTACTAGCAAGTCTGTCATACAAGTTGTCCTCGATTGCTTCTTCAGTTATTGAGAAGGCAAGAGCCACAGTTTCGTGTGTATATCTTGCAGTGTAAGTCTCTTGAGCATTGTCAAAAGTTACACCTGATCCTTCTGGTTTAACCTGAGCATTCGCGAAACCTGATAACATAACTTCTTCTTCAAACGCTCTGTCTGAAGATTCGCTAGTGTAGATTTCAGCATGCTGATTCTCATAACGTTTATATTCCAAGCCGAATAGGGCATTCAAACCTGGCTCTAGTTCTTTAACTAGTTGTCCTCGTGATATCGCCATAATTTATCCTCCTATTACGTACCAGTTGCTACTGTTAATTCATGTTCAGCTATAACTACAACCCAGTTAACATTAGCAGATGCTACATCGCTATTGTCTGGATCTTTAGAGATTCCCATGATTTTTAATTGTTGAGCAGTAGTGTTTAAAGTAGCATTATTTAACTCTACTTTTGAGATATAGTCAGGTGAAGATCCTGCTGCGTAAACAAGATCTGCAGTTTTACCTACATCAGTTACTGCTGAAGCACCAGCATTGTTTGATTGAATCTCGAACCTTTCGTAAGGGTCGTCAGATACAAAACCAACAATGTCAGTTGCTGTATTACTAGCTGCTAAGTGGTTAGCCCACGTTGGCTTGCTAGTTGAAGCGTCAGTATAAAAAACACCGTTAAGTGATCCTCTCAGATTGCCGCCTGCGCCTGCTACTAATAAGTAGCCGCCTGAAGTTTTCACTGGATCCCATTGATAGATCGCAGATGAACTTGCAGCAATGCTGTACTCGGATAAACCTTGGTTGTCTCTATTCTGACCAACTTTTCCTATTGCTTTCAAACCGAAAGCGGCGTCTTTATTTGCCATAGTTGTGTCCTCCTTATAGACATTTTAGTTTAGTTTATCCTCTGATGGTTTAAGAATTCTTTTAGGATTTCTTTGAGCCACCGAAGGTTACACGAGTCTGTCGATCAATATTGATCGGCATACTTGGATGCTGTTCCTTCATAAGATCGTTGTCTACTGCCTCAACGTTATCTTGACCTTGTTTAACATAATAGTCATGACGTTGTTTTGCGATCTCTTCCGGTACCCTTGCCAGCACAAGTCCACCAACTCCGATCACTCCCTTGTATTTGCCGTCTTCAACAATTGGATAATCCGTATCTGGATATTCATCAGCTCTCACTAATTCGTATCCTGATCTAAGTCTTCCAGCTAAATTTTTAGTATCCTGGAATCCCATAGACTCTACTCTTATCCACCTGTGCTGAAAACCTGTTGGCGCAGGGGGTGCATCTAAAGATGATGGTGGAGTCCAAACTTTTTTTCGAGTTTCTTTTTCTCGAGTCTGACTCGCACGCGAGGTTCTTGTTTCATTTTCGTTACTCATATGCTTATACCTCCTTCGTGATTTTTAGTTGTTTCGCATATTCTTCTAGTGGCACACCTAATTTTTTAGCGATAGCTACCTGTGATGGTGTGAGCCTCACAGTCTTGCGACCAGTATTTGTACTTCGCTTCGCTGAAGCTACTGTTTGTACGGGTTTGGTCGTTTCCCCACTGCTCTTAGTTGTAGCAAATTTATGGGGGAATTCAAGTCTTATTCTCTTATCTATTTCAGAATAATATTCGTCACTAGATGGGTCATAACCTTCCTGTTCAGTCAATTTCTTGTGTAAATCAAACGCAGTATAGGTCATAGCTGTATCTTGACCAAACCATGTGTTTCTACTAGCCCATGATTCAGCTTTAGGATCAGGTGTTCCTTGTGCCGCTGTTTGTCTATTTAAATTGATTTCAGGAGTTTTAACCTCTTTAGCTTGTTTAGATTTAAACTCTTCTTGAGCAATTTTAGTTTCCTCAAGTTTAGCTTTTTTATAACCTAACTCAGAGATTGCAGTTAAAGCTTCTGCTTCTGCTCCAAGATCATTTGCTTCTCTTGCTGCAGCTAGTTTAGCTTGTGCTGCTTGTAGACCAGATACAATAGAATCTTCTGTAGACTTCATGAATCCGGGTTCTAGCTTCGAGATTTTTTGTTCAGCCATTTCTCTTAATTTAATTTGCGCTCTTGCAAATTCTGCAGCTTCATCTTTTTGTCTCTCAGCTTCTCTCCACTTATGAGTTAGTTTAGCTATTCTTCTCTGTACAGATTCACTGTACTGTTCAATTTCTTTATCTTGTTCTTTCTCTAATTCTTTCGGCTCTTCTTTCGCTTCAACTTGTTCAGTTGACGTTTCTTCAGCAGCTGTTTCTACTTCTGTGTTTTCTTCTGGTTGATCGTTTTCTAATTCAACGTCTGCACCAGGACCAGATGTATCAATGTCTACCATTTTACTTTGTTCTACGTCAGGCATAGTTTTCTCCTATGTTAATATTGATGAAGTATATCTTCGGGATTATCAATGGTTGCTAACACTTCATCGTCATTTAGCATTCTTACTTCCCCGCCATCGATCTGGATTCTTGATCCAGCATATCTTGCAAAAATTACCCAGTCGCCTTTTTTACACCAAGGACCTTCAGGAAATTTTTCTTTGTCATAACATTGTGGACCCATCGCAAGAACTAAACCACAAGTAGATCCTACTTGTTGTCTTTCTAAAGTTTCTTGTCCAAGATATAATCCACCTTTAGTTTTTTCCTTCATCTTAAAAGGAAGTACAACTAATCTCCATCCAGTAGGTCTAGGTAATTTGTCGGATTCTTTTGTTTTTAAACGTTCATATCCATCAACTTCTTCTTTGTGGATATCTTCGTATTTATCTAATAGTGCCGTTTTAATTTCGGGTTTGTCCGAAGTCGACGACGTTGCTTTCTCTTTCAGTATCATTTTTTTGCTCCTTTGGTTCTAGCAGGTTAGAGATTTCCTGAGATATTTTTAAATAGGCATGTGCCTGTCCCATCATATACTTATATTTTTCCATATTGTCAATGCCTCCAGCGATCATGGCATCCCCAATATTTTGATAGTTTTCTTTTAAGTATTTTTGGATTTTATTTATTATAGTTAATTCTTCACTTAACATCAGCTATTTTACCTTTATTTTCACCTTTCTTGATTACGTATTTTTGAGTGCCATTCGCACCGGTCTCAACTTCTTTACGAAGGTTTGTAAATAAGTTTTTTTGTTTATCTTTTAGTTCTTTTTCTTTTAGAAAAGATTCTATTGTTTTTGAGTCTCTCATAGCCTTTATCTATAGCACAAAAGAAATTATCTATCAAGTCACAGAGCTTAAACATTATCTTGTCAAACATTAGCAATTCCACTTTCTAAGTGACTTATTAATTCTTGAATTAGGGTCTCTTGCAGTCTTAGCTGAAGTCAATCTTTTCTTCATTCCAGACATTCTCGCGCAAAAGCTCTTTCTACGTTTTGCAGCTTTAGAACCTGCTTTTAATTTTGATGGTTTAGTAGTAACCGCTGTTTTTAATTTTGATCCCGGATTCGCTGCTCTATAAGATGCAACGCCTTTTCGGTTCAGGCCTCCGGATTCAGATTTACCTTCTTTACGTTGCCATGCTGGAGATTTACTTCCTCTAGCTAATTCAACTCTTTGACCATGTGGATAAGGAACTTTATGTTCTAATTGATCATAAATTTTAGGTGATCCTTTTTGAAAATATCTTCTCATTTTTATGATTGTGATTTTTTAATAGCAGCTTCTGTAGGTGCACCTTTAGCACCTTTTTTTCTCATCTTCTCACCACGTTTTCTTTTCATAGCAATATTATACCATAAACCTTTTTTAGCTTTTTTACCTTCTTTAGTTGTATGATATTTAGAAGTTGATCCACCTTTTGAATTTAAAGTTCTTATTACTTTAGCAGGAAAGTCTTTATCCTTTGCATAATCACTTATAGTTTTAACGCCTTCTTTAGGATCAACTATAAATGTTTTTTTAGTTTCGCTAGGACCTTTTTTTACATATTCAAAATTTTTATAAAATTTAGACATTATGAATTTGCTCCTCTTGCTTTTTTGTTCATTCCTTTTTTACATATTCCACCGCCACGTAAATTTACTCTATAGGCTTTATCAGAAGTCATAGATTTTTTTTGCTTATCTTTTTTATACTTATCACTATCAAAAGCAGTTGCTTTAGATTGTATAGTAACAGTATTTTCAGAACCTACTTGACCGTACTTGTCTCCGCCCTTTTTAATACCCATTATGCTATTCCTATTGC